CTAAACTGTAAACCATTTACTGTACAATTTCATTTGTCAAGCAAAATATTTTTTATTTTTGCTATTGACAAATTCTATTTTTGGAGGTATTATATATATAAGGGAGCATTGGATTATGAAGCAAGGATGCTGAATTATGCGACCGTCTTTGTTGAAGCTGAGAAAGGATTCGAAGCTTTAAGCCTCTAAGGCCTCATTATGGCTTTTGCCTCTCCGGCCTTAGAGGCAATATAGACAACCTAAATTACTAGGATTAATCTAATAATTAAACAATATTTAATTAAAAGTTAATAATTATAGGATTAATGCTTGACATTTCTTTAAATTGTTAGTATAATGAAAATAAGAGGGGAAGATTTATGGGTGACTAGTGTTAAACGGTGAGTCCCAAGGGTAATGACATGGCTTACCACACCCTTAACACGATGCCGCCCCCCAATATTAAAGGGGCTATTTAACTTAACCCATAGCCCTTTTAAGATGTTCGGTGTTCCCGAACATGTCGGAAATCCCGACACACTGACTAACCGTAGTGTGCAGGGCCGCCCAAACCCTGTGGAGGTAGATGCAGACTACCGGCGTGGGTTAGAAACCACGAAAATCAAACTGCACAGAATAAAACTACTAAAAACGGAACTTGCCCGACAAATATTATCCCGCTGATCTCTAGGCGAAACCCTGGAAGGAGCGGGACCGTTTTGCAAGAACGCCCATTTTTATAGAGAGGCTATATGCAATTAGATGTTAGAGAAGATATGAGACAATTACACCCAGATTGGGCGTCATTAAATACAGACGAACGTCACATACGAATACAAGCATATGTAAAATTAATATATAGCCCAGATTTTAGAGATGCGATAGTAAAATTGCATGATGAGGTTGTTAAAAAATCATGAAATTAGATATATTTTATGGTGAAGGTAGCTTAATAAAAGCCCTAACTTGTTATTGGGAGATGTAGGTTCGAAACCCACCCTTCACCCCAATTTAATGTCAGATAGGATATCTTTCATTGAAAGCCCTACACAGCTAAAAGTGTAGAAGGTAGGGGCAACCTACAACATGCCCAAATGAACCAGTAGGATACACTGGAACGTCTCGTTTACAGCTTTTAGATGAGGATAAACTACTTAAGCTGGCGTTGGTCCACTGATGTGTAGTGGACGGGCTTGGACCATTCTCCCATAAAAATGGTAAATGTGCGTAGATTTCGGGGATATCCTGAACTGCAATCGTCCCCCAGTATACTAAAGGGGTATATAAATTAAGTATGGGATACACACTGCCTCAGCGTGTGAGACCTTCCAGCGGGGCTCTACAAATAGCTGGATTAATTAACTTATGGCGGAATAATGTACGATATCATTAAAAAATTTTTAAAGAATAAAGATAAACTTATATCACTTATTATGCTTGTGTCGCCGATTGTGACAGAATTTAAAGCTCTAATCAATAAGATTGGGCTGCGTCACATCATCGCTTGTATTGGGGTGTTAGTAGTTATAGCAATAATTACCCTGGCATTGTAATGATTTGGGGTGTATGCGGACTTTGGGGATTCCATGGTCGAAATAATGTTACAAAAATATTAAATAGATTAAATACACTAGGGGTCTCAACAAAAGAGTTTCATAACATCACTTTTACACTGCTTCACACTTATATAATTCGGCAGATATTCAGCATAGCAAACCGGTTGTATGACCAAGCGTCAGATGGTGACAGTATTATCGCACACAGTTTTGGAGGGGTCTTAGTTATCGATATGTTAAATGAGATAAATAAGAAACGCCCAAAAGAATTTAAGAACATCTATTTATTTAACCCATCTATAAATGGGGATGTGCACATTGACAGTGACCATTTTCAAAAAATGTATATTTTCCATGAGCCTAGGGACCGAATGCTTAAAATGGCTAATTGGCTGCCGTTTAATATATTAGGGGACTTAGGAAGATATGGCTATAAATACACAGATGATAAGATAATAAATGTAGAGATTAACAAAATAACTAATGAACATAGAATGCACCATGATAATGCGATGATTGAGCCAAATTTAACAACGTATGCTAAGTTTATACGAGACGTAGAGGTGGGGAATGAGTAAAATTGACACTGTAATTGAAAGGAAGTTAAATGACGAATGAAGAAATTCAAGCCAAGCTTGATGTAATTGAATCAAACTTGAAGAAAAAGGAAAATGCCTATTTAGGCATAGGCAATGCATATGATCGAATTAATATGAAAATAGGGTTAATTGCTCAAGGATTTTATGCTGTACTTCCTTTTGTATCGAGCTGGATACGAAATGAGGAAGCCCGACAAGCTCGCCCAAAGACCAATCCCCATGTCCCAGCTCATAACCCACATCAACGAAGACACTAACAGGAGACACTAAGTGGCTGAAGTAATGAATATTAGAGGTGCAAACCTCGATGAATTAAAGAAACAGATTGAAGAAGAAGAAGCCAGAAGAGCAAAACTCGAGGCAGCCGGTTTAACTGGCCTGGAAATGGATATAGACCTTACAGCAATAGAAGATCGACTAAGTGCTTTGGTTATAAATGGCAATAACCAAGTGAAGCTATTAGAGCGATTAAATGTCGTATCCGACAATATTTATGCAAAGTTAGAAGAATTGTCCCTAAAATTACTACAATTAGCTGCATTAGGTCTTCCTTTATTGCAAAAAGCACAATAAGGAGTAGAATATGGGCGCATTAGTAGCGGGAGGAGGAGCATCGGGGATTATTTCCATGATTCTCCCCCTTATTACAACATTCCTGCAGGGAAAATCTGGAAATGATTTAGCAGGAATGTTAAATGGAAACCAAGACATGCTGGCAGGGCTTTTAAGCCAATTGGGCTCCAGCGGAGCCTTAAATGGCCTAGGAGGGCTAGGGGTCGCTGGTAATGATCCTGCCTCTATTATTGGGTCATTACAGCCTAATATGAGGACCCAGTCCCCTGTTGTTGTGGTGCCGGAAGGCATGAAAGTTGTATTTCCTGGGGAACAGCAAAATGGATTTGCATTAGAACAAATTGACCCGAATTTAATGAAAGAGATGCAGGACCGCCTCTCCAAGATTGAAAAAACATTAGTATTGGATGATGAATAAGGAAAGATTAAATGCTAATCGCAGACGCCATTACTGCCATATTGACAGGCATATTAGGGCTGTTGGGATACTTCTTGCGCAAAATGGAAACACGCCTTGCGCTTGTGGAAATGTATTCTAGTAAAAATAAATTGGAATTAGCTAAGAAATTAGACGAAGAGGCAACTAGGCGTTTGATTAGTGATAAATTAGACCCAATTCACATTATGCTAACGGAGATGAAAGATGACATTAAAGAAATCAAGCAAGACCTCAAAGCAGGTTAAACCGTTCTGGTCTAAGTCCCTAGACAAGGTGTCATTGTGGGTGAACGATGTAATGAAATCTTCCAAAAAGAAAAAGCCCAAAAAGAAAGGGAAGAATCCAATGAAGAAGGGGTATTGATGAGCGTTATTCCATTTAAGACCCCAGGGGATAAAGAATTGGACGGGCTTTTAGATCTCTTACGAAAAGAGAGCTTTGTAGCTGTATCAATTGACGAGGATGGTCAAGTTAATTTTATCACCAATAGAGTAACACACATTAAGGCTGTTGGCCTACTTGAAGTAGCCAAAGCGGCTATTCTTGATATCCTTCGTGATGAGGATATGGACTGGGGTGATGATGAGTGAGGACGCTCCTTTATGGAAGCGCGGTCGCCCTGCTGAATACCACTCAGGGCTGCCCTCTGATTTAATCCGTATGATGGCCTTAGGGTATACGAATGTGTGGGTGTGTAATGAATGGAACATCTCCGAAACCACATTCTACAGATGGCTACAAGAGTATGAGGATTTAAAGGAAGCCTTTGAGATAGGTCTCCCAAAATGCCAAGTGTGGTGGGAACAATTTGGCAAAGATATGATGAATGGGGAAAAGAGCTCAGATGGGTTTAAACCCTGGATTGCCTTCATGAATAAGAAATTTAAATATAATGGCAGTTCGGAATCGAATACCCAAGGTAACACAATTAATATTGGCAATATGAATGTGCTGTCCACAGACAGCAAAGAGAATAACAAGAAACTAACACAGTTAATGGAACGATATGGGGCCTTAAGCATTGATGACTTAAAGGTCAAATTACTGGAACACGATGACAACAAAAACGAAGGATAAAGAGCTTCTCTTAACACTTCTAGCTGCAAAAGATAACGACCTAAAATATCGTAAGTTTTATACGTACTTTTATCAAGATCATATGATTGATCCTGTCACAAACTTAGACATAAGTCGTGACAAATACACCGGAATCCTGAAATTCTTCGCCGCAGGTGCCGACTTTAAAGAACGTATTCTTGTAGCTCCAAATCGTGTAGGTAAAACTGAGGCCGGTACGTTCGAAATGACGTGTCATTTGACTAAGGATTACCCATCTTGGTGGAAAGGTAAACGCTTCGGTAATAAAACGTGCTTATTTGCCTTTGTTGGTAAAACTAATGAAGCAGCGCGTAATGTAGCACAAGGCAAACTATTGGGGTCAATAAGGAATCCAGGAACTGGAATGGTTCCTAATAAGCAATATAATAACGGTGTGGGAATTGATGAAAAGTCATTTACACGCAAAACTGGTATTGCTGAGACAGTAATGGATTTGTATGTCACTGATATCTATGGTAATGAAAATAAGATCATCTTCTTCTCAATGGCTCAAGAACCAGAAGCGATTGAAGGGATGACCTTGGATGGTGTTTGGTTTGATGAAAATAAGCTGGACGCTAAAGGCTGGTACAACGAAGCCTTTGCTCGAACAATTACTACAAATGGGATTCTACTCTCAACGTTTACTCCATGGCCTGATGGCTATACAGAAACTGTTTCTAGATTTATCCCAAACAGAGTAATGCCAGAAGATGGAATATGTCGGGATGCCGACGGCCAAGCTTTAGAGCGATTTGCAATCGGCTTAGATCTCGTAAGTTGTCCCCATATGACCGATGAGCAAAAGGCGACACAAGCGGCTGCGTATTCAGGAAACGAATACGAGGCACGAGTACTGGGGAAAGTTCCACTAGGCCAAGGTGCTGTGTATCCTATTCCCATTGATGACATAACTGTCCCATTTTTTCAAATTCCCCAAGGATGGCCTAAGGCCTATGGCTTGGATTTTGGCTGGACTGAAACCGCTGTTGTGTGGGTAGCTGAGGATCCAAATACTCGGATACGATATGTTTATGCTGAATATCATAAAGGGGGAGTTACCCCATTCGTCCACGCTGAGGCTATACGACAACGGGATGAGTGGCTTACTGGGTCCGCAGACCCGTCAGGGGCACAGAGTAATGCTATGGATGGTCGTAAGTTTATTGATGAATATAGAAAACTAGGACTAAACTTAGAACCAGGAAAGAACAACTTAGCGACAGGCATTGCCTCTCTTCAAATTCAATTTGAATCGGGGCGATTAAAGATATTTAATACCTGTCAGCATATTTTAGACGAATATTCAAAATATCGGTATGATGACCATGGTAAACCAGCCCGAAATCAAGACGACCACTGTCTTGATGCCTTACGGTATGTAGACAGTATATTTGAGTCTGTGTGTAAATCTGAACTTGAATGGATGAAGGAAGAGGCCGGGTTTTATGATCTGGACAATTCCTACTCATCTACACGTGATTCATGGAGTGGCTATTAATGGCTGAATATGAAAAATTATTAAATTTCACTGAAAGTAGAAACATAGCGGAAGACTTTGATGAAGAGCGTAGAAAGGAAATTGCAAAGCAAGTAGTTACAGGGTATGAAATTGATATGGAGTCTCGTTCTTCGTGGCTAGATATTAATGAACGGGCAATGGACATTGTTCACCAATCTGGCGAAATCGCCCAAGAACGCTCAGACCCATTTAAGAATGCTGCACGTGTGATTTTCCCTTTATTGTCTCCCGCAATTATCCAATCATCTGCCAGGCTTGTTCCACATTTTCGCAGAAATGAGGTAGCTGTGAATTTTGCAGTATCTGGTGATGATCCCATGAACTTAATGGGAGATAGGGTTAAACGATGCAGTAAATACACCAATTGGGATTTACTCGTAAACTCTACATGGATGCTCAGAAATCATAAATTATCAAGTATATTAACCAGTTGGGGCACGGTATTTAGGAAGACACGGTATGATGAGCGTATCGATTCCGTAGTGGATGAGTTATTACATCCGAAAGAAGTAATAGTAAATAACAATATTCAGACACTAGAACAAAGCAATCGAATTACAATTATCTCTTTCTTTAATCAGAATGATATTGTAACCCAAGTGAATTTAGGGTATTTTAATTCGGATTTTAACTCAAGCGACTTAAAGGGAAAGGATAATATTGAAAACCTGAAAACCATGACATATGATCATATTGAGAATGACTCAGAAGATGATCAGCCAGTGTATGAGTTTTTAGAGCAATATTGTTATTTAGATTTAGACGAAGATGGATACTATGAGCCTTACATAGCGTGGGTGCACGCTCCCTCTGAGACATTATTAGGCTTGCACGCTGCTTACGAACCAAAGGATATTCAATTAAGTAATCAGGGACAGTTTATTGGTATTGCTCGTAGACTTCAGATCACCGATTATCATTACATTGACGATCCTGATGGCAATTATTATAGCATAGGACTAAATCATTTATTAGTGAACCATAATGATGCTTGTACCGCCGTTTTACGTAATTTACTGGACAGTGGTACATTAGCTAATTCCCAATGTGGGTTCGTCACTAAAGCTGTACGAACAAAGCAACGTGATATGCGATTTGATAAGATTGGGACATGGAAGGTGCTAGAAACTGCTCCGGACACAGATCTTACAAAGGCTTTCTTCCCACTTCCGACAAAAGACCCCTCTCCGGTGTTATTTCAGTTATTAGGTCTCTTAATTGATTCGGGTAAAGAGGTGGGCTTCATTACAGACATTTTAACAGGAGATACTCCCGCCCAGAACGTACCCGCCACTACCATACTCGCTTTGATTGAACAGGGCACCAGAGCTTTTAAACCAATCGTAGAGAAGCTGTATTACAGTTTGTCTAAAGAAATGAAAATCCGGTTTGAACTTAATCAAAAAGTGTCTGATGAAAAATATCAGCGTTTTCATAATTCACAAGATGTGAGTGCTGGACAGGATTTTGAAGTGGACAGCTTGGACATTACACCAGTAGCTGATCCATCAATCAGTTCTGAGGCACATAAGTACGCGAAATTACAAGCGTTAATGCAAACTATGGATTTCATTCCCAATAAGCAAGCCCTATTACAAAGGTTTCTTAAAGAGCTTGAGATTGAGAATCCAGACGAATTATTACAACCTCCTCCAGGACCTCCTCAACCAGATCCGAAAGTTATGGAAGCCATGGCTAATATTCAATTAAAAGAGCAAGAACTGAAATTGAAACAGGCCGCTGAACAACGAGCTATGCAAGAGACTAAGATTAAGGAAATGCAGGCGAAGATTAAGGCAATGGAATTAGAAATACGCAAAGGCGAATCGGCTTCGAAGATCAAGAAGATGCAAGCCGATGCGGTGAAAGATGAGATGGATGCTCGTTTATCTGAAAGACAAGTAGATATTGAGGAAGAACGAAATGACATCGAACGAGATAGAATTAGGTCTATGGAGGCAATTGCCAGAGACAAAGCATCTTCTTCGGGAAATTGAGGAAGAACAAAAACTCATAAAGAAGACAATTTATGAGGGTGGACAAGATTCTAAAGCTTCTGCCGACAGAATTGGCCTGGAGTATGTAAAGAATCTACATTATTTAAAAGGTTTAGAGTTTATTATCAGAGTAATCGAGGGAGATTATGATTTATAAAAATATACCATTACCAGACCCGACAGGGTATTTCATGTTAGTGGAGATGGACAGTGAATTTATTGCTGACCCAGAAGTTCATGAAGCAAAGTCGAAAGGCGGGATTATTATTACAAATAATCTAGCT